CTTGTCAAGCATCTGTGGAAAGTGTGTTTCGGTGTCGGGGAACCACCATCCGTGGCTTTCATACATTGTAAGTCTCCTGTAATATTCTAAATGCAGTACCGTCTGATAATTCAGCATTAGAGAATTGACAGTAAGCAAGGTGTGATAGCCACGTTTCTAGTAGGTTCCTGTCAGGGTACCGAGGATTGTCTATCATTGAAAGGTCAGTGTTGGCCACTGGCAATGCTGAGTTTGATGGTGCCAATACAAATGCCGGAACTCCGGCTAGTATGCTTTCCGTGGCAGCAATTGAATTAAATGTAACCACGGCATGCACGTCGTCTAGTGCTGATTCTAAACTGTTGGCTACTCGTGTTTGTCGACTGGGATTTCTTTGTCGAATTTCAACAGGTCGATCAGTGTGTTGTTTTATTGTTTCAACTGTGGTACGCACCCAATCGTCAAGATTAATATTGTAAAATAAACAAGGCTTCTCATCAGGGGCCGCAATTAGAATTTTACGGCCATTCTTTTTTGGTGCCAGTGGGGTTAGGCCAAGACGATGCCACCTGTCGGGTGGGCGTTTGATTATGGTATTGTGTTGTAAATTATTTGGCACAATTCTATGCCAGATCTTATCTCCACGTGGATTTTTAACATAACGACGGTTTCCAAGATAGCCCGAATCTATATACAAGAAATTCCGTTGATCATTCCAACACTGTTTGATGATTTTGTGTTTCATAATGCCACGAATCACCAATGGATCCTGACTGCTGTTATAATCCCAGGTTTCTAATTCAGTAGGGGTACTTCCGCATCCACGAGCAAACATTTCCATGTACTCGTCATTACCGTTCTTGTTAAGAAAAATCCAATTCATTGCCAATACGCTTCTGTACGTTTTATTTTCAGGTCCACTTGTTTACTACGGCCTAAATTTTTCCTGGCACCTTTTAAGTGATCTAACCATGCACCCCAGGCTGAGTTTATCAATGGATGTCCTTCGCCTGTGATCAAATGACTGCTCCAGTCCAGTTCTATTAAATTGGCGCTACGTCTAACATCATCAAATACAAACGAGTCGTGCCACTCATCTAGTTTAAAAATGCCATTTTCAGCGTCATCGTATGCTTGTTGAAACTTGTTTAAAAACAACCGAGTAGCAGTACTGTTTAAATTCATTGCGTATAATCCGCATTCACTGAACTTGCCACGACGACCCAAGAAACATAGATCTGTGTGTGCAGGACATAAAGTGTTGATATCCTCTATAGTAATTGGGCTATGGCATATGGTATCTGCGTCCATCCATAGTAGCCACGTAGATCTAGCAGTGCTGGCACAGTGGAATATAGCATAGACCTTGTGTGCAAATCTCACAGCGTCCCATTTGAATCCTTTGCCGGCATCCTTGCGTTTGCTTCTTACAGGGTCTTGGCTGACATCACCATTCGCCTTAGGCACACCACGCCACTTGTGTTTGAATGCAGATAACTCTGGGCTAACAGATTCTAGGTCATGCACAACCAAGTTGGGTGCTGATTCACTTACTGCACATCGTTCGGCATACACAACCAATTGAACCTCTTGGGGCCAATTCTGCAAAAAGGTTTTGATCATACGCCGGCCATATTTTTCATAACCGCTGGCGTTAAAAGTGGTACATACAGTATATTTCATCAAAAATACTTATGATTAAAACCATAGCATATTATCCTTTGCAACGTGCTCTAAATGGCGGCCCTCCTATGAATGCCATGCTCAGTGCTTTACGCACAGCCGGAATAGAAACACAAGAGCGTAGCCAAGACTCTGATGCGTTATTAATATGGTCAGCACTGTGGTCTGGCAGAATGGCCGCTAACCAGGCAGTATATAGACACTACAGAGCACAGGACAAGCCTGTGATCATTATTGATATTGGTGCATTGCATCGTGGCACAACATGGAAGGTTGCAGTGAACAACATCAATGCCCGAGGCTACTATGGGCACATGGATAACCTAGATTGGGATCGCCCCCGGAAAATGAACTTAAGATTTGGCACTCCTGCAAATTCAAAATCACATATTGTGATAGCGGCACAGCACACACAAAGCGAACAATTGGCAGGGGTTGATCTTACCACGTGGATACACGCTCAGATACAACTAATAAAACACAACACAGATAGACCCATACACATTAGACCACATCCCAGATGCAGTCTCAACACCACAAGTTTTGCCGGAATCAGAGTTGAATCACCTGGCCGAGTGTCTAACACATACGACAGTTTTGATTTGGGACTAGATTGCCATGCTATTGTAAATTATAATTCAGGTCCAGGCATACAAGCAGCCATAGCAGGAGTGCGTCCTGTGGTCGATGCTACTAGTTTAGCACATCCTGTTGGTGTTGCTATTACTGACATAGAGAAACCTTATGTAACTGATCGAGACTTATGGCTTGCACAAATTAGTCATACTGAATATACTGTGCCAGAATTAGAACAAGGCTTATGGCTAAGAAGAATAGAATCAGCACTGGCATAACTGACTGTGCCTGTGTGATACACAGCACCGGTTACGACTGGACCTATGTTGAACGGTTGTACAACATGTTGGAACGTAACTTGCCCGGAGGCCTACGTTTTCACGTTTATACCGAACATGACCGTAGTGTGCCTCCGTACATGGTCAAGCACATACTAGAAGACTGGCCAGGTATTGCAGGACCAAAGAAATCATGGTGGCATAAATTGCAGGTGTTTAATCCAGAACATCATGAAGGCAATCTGCTTTACTTTGACCTTGACACAGTTGTTGTGCGTGATGTAAGTTGGATTACTCAATTAGATCCCAACTACCTCTGGGGCATTAGGGATTTCAGACATTTACAAAATTCCAAAATTAACACCTTGAACTCCAGTGTGATGTGGTGGAATGTCAAACATCATGCTTTGATATGGGAAAAGTTTAAAAACAATGACATTGCCAAACTGTCAAGACAGTACCCTGGGGATCAAGATTATCTCTATGCAACACTTGGTCACAACAGAATTCGATACTTTGATGACACACAATTAAAAAGCTGGCGGTGGCAGTGCTTTGATGGCGGCTACGACTTTCAGTACAGAAAGCACAGAGCACCGGGACAAGGCACACTGATTGACGGTAATACTTCTGTTTTAGTATTTCATGGCAATCCCAAACCCCACAAAATTAACGACAAAGTAGTACAAGACCTTTGGAAGTAAACGGTTGACCAACAATTCCCATTTTGCTACAATAGAAGTATTGTAAGAAATAAGGAGTCCAAAATGGGTTACAAGGTTGTTGACACCACAGACATAATGCGTACCAAGTACGAGCCACGCAAGGGCCTAGAAGGTCCGTTCAACTTCTCGGGCCAAGTGTTGTATTATGACAACAAAGAAGGCGCCTATTACGATCCCACTACAGACTTCTACGTTTCCAAAGAGGAAATGGACATTATCAACCAGCGTTTTTACGAAGTGCTTAAAAAATAAGCAGTTTTGTTGTAAAAAAGCCACATTTTACCATTTGACCAATAATTCCCAAACTGCTATAATACTTGTATAGTAATTAAAAAGGAGCCAGAAATGAACTTTGAACAAGCAATGCAAGTTGTCCAGCAATACCAAAAAGATTGGCGCTTGCCCGGACTGCTGGAAACTCTAATTCAGATGAACAGCGACGAAGATGACTTGACGTACATTCAGCGCCGTGCAAGCCGTGTAGTTTTCAACGAAATGGGCAAGTTGTTTGCCCCGGCCTAAGCGGTTGACCAATAAATCACAATTTGCTATAATATACTTTTAACGCACAACAAGGAGCCAACTATGAGTGCAATTCGTGTAAAAAACGGTACTTACCGCAAACAGTCTGTAAACAACATTGCCTTTACTCTTGTAAAGGGATTCCAAACAGGCGCCAAAGGCGGGTTTGTAACTGTTAAAAATGACAACCACTTTCCGGGATTTGCTGACGAGATCCGTATCAGCGTAAACGGGATTCAAGATTTTGAATACATTAATGGAGATGCCATGCAAGACAATACAGTACATTTTGAGAAGCCGTCAACAGTTGAGACAGATGACGAGGCTATGGATCGTATCCGTGAGCGTTTTGACATCCTGCACGAGATGACAAAGGCCACCGTGTCAGGTGACATCCGTGCTATGATTGTGAGCGGTCCTCCAGGTGTGGGCAAGAGCTATGGTGTTGAGACAGAGATTGAGAAAGCCTGCTTGTTTGACAAGTTGGCAGGCAAGAGACTCCGTGCAGAGGTAGTTAAAGGCAGTGCCACTCCCATTGGCCTGTACCAAACTCTGTACAAATACAGTGACGCCAACAGCGTCGTAGTGTTTGACGACTGTGACAGCATCTTGCTAGATGACGTTGCTCTTAACTTGCTCAAGGGTGCCTTGGACTCAGGCAAGAAGCGTGTGATTTCTTGGTTGTCAGAATCCAGTGCCCTGCGCCGTGAAGGTATCCCAGACCGTTTTGAGTTTAAAGGTAGTGTTATCTTTATCACAAACTTAAAGTTTGACAAGATGAAGTCGCAAAAATTGCGCGACCACTTGGATGCCTTGCAGTCACGCTGTCACTATTTGGACTTGACCCTGGACACCATGCGTGACAAGCTGTTGCGTATCAAACAGATTGCCAAAGATGGCGTGTTGTTTGCAGACTACGACTTTAACGAGTACCAGCAAGACGACATTATTGACTTTATGCATGTCAACAAAGAACGCCTGCGTGAGGTATCCTTGCGTATGGCGCTCAAGATTGCAGACTTGCGCAAGAGCTTTCCTAACAACTGGAAGCGTATGTCAGAGACCACTTGCATGAAGAGTGCCTAATTATGTATAAAATTTATGATGGTGACTTGTTTCTGTTTGCTGTGGATACCCAGTATGAGGCAGACGAACAACAAGAACAAGGTTTTCGAGTGGTAGTTGGTTAGTTCATTTTGTTTCCTTTTTCCCGGGAGTAGGTTGGCTCCGGCCCGGGCTTTATGGCAGGTACCCTTAAAAAAGGTACCTGTCTTTTTGACTTTTTGTAGTGATAAGTATATACTGTTATTATGCCTCAACACTTGCTTATTGAGTTAGGTCATGACTCTTCACTAACATTACGATTCCGATTACTAGACAATCCCATAACTCAATTGTGGCTAGAGCGGATGGGTCAGCGTGATCAATGGCCCTTGGATCACCCAGATAGATTTTATGGGTTTGGTACACCTGCAGAAGAGACTGCCTGTGCCATTGCCTCAATTGAGCAATGCATTGAGACCATAAACAGTTATGAGTACATCATACGTCGCAAGTTTACATTTGATCAAAATTGTTTGAACTACATGCACAACATTTTTGAACAGTACCATGGATTGTTGGATCAACAAAACACAAGATTCTGGCATGGTGCTCCAGTGCCAGTTCGAGAAGCTTTGGCCACGTTAAACTTGGCTGTGCATAGATGTGAAGGCATACTGGGAGCCAAACCACACAGGTTTGTATGCACTTGGTATGGCATGCCCAAGACGCATCAACTTAACACAATACTACAGCGGCAACACGGAACCATGCGTATCAAGTTTGGTACTGTGTATTTAAACTATGCCGAGATAGGTAAAACAGTAGAAGACCTTGCACATGACAATGATCAGTATATTGGTGATGATGCGTTCCGTCCGTTTGATCACTACAGTGCCGATTTCAATGTGGCATTTTATAATAGAGACCTAGAAACCAAATTGCCCAGCATGGCAAAATACATGCAGGCACATCAAGGCTTTTTTCTTGCTCGCGGCATAGAAAACGTGTATAATACAAGAGCACTACCGCTACGCTTCCCACTGGCAGAACTAGAAGAGACTGTGTCTCGTAGCACCTTGCTAAAAGAGATTGCCCAACGACAGCATGTAAACAGAGTAACTATAGAATGAAACAATGCACAATACAAATACGTGATGAAGTTAATGTCAAACTAGAAGGACTTGACTTGGATGTGCGTAAGAAACTGGTCAATACTTTTAAGTACGAGAATCCGGCAGCAAGGTATTTGCCTGCTGTGAGACTAGGCCGGTGGGATGGCAAGATTGCCTACTTCCAACTTGGTGGTAGCACTTATACCAACCTGTTGCCCGAGATTATTCCTATCTTGGAGCAGTACAACTACGACATTGAACTTGATGATCAGCGTGAATACTCGACTACATTTGAGTTTGCTGAGATGCGGGAGGATACGTTTGCCGACACATTGTGGCCTAAAGGACATCCACAAGAAGGAGAACCTATTGTGTTACGAGATTACCAAGTAGAGATCATCAACAACTACTTGCAGAATCCGCAATGCATACAAGAAGTGGCCACAGGCGCAGGCAAGACTATCATGACAGCGGCACTAAGTTGGAACGTACAGCCGTATGGCAGGTCGATTGTGATTGTACCCAACAAGAGCTTGGTAACTCAAACAGAAAAGGACTATGTTAACCTGGGCTTGGATGTGGGTGTGTACTTTGGCGACAGGAAAGACTATGGCAAGACCCACACCATCTGCACTTGGCAAAGTCTAAACAACTTGCTCAAAGATTCTAAAGATGGCACAGCAAAATTCACCATACAGGACTTCATGGAAGATGTGGTATGTGTTATTGTAGATGAAGTACACATGGCCAAAGCAGATGCACTTAAAACCTTGTTAACAGGCATCATGGCTAGAGTGCCAATTCGATGGGGATTGACAGGAACCATACCCAAAGAGAAGTTTGAGAGTCAAGCCTTGTTGGTAGGACTTGGCCCTGTTGTAAGCAAACTGTCAGCAAGTGAACTACAGGATCGTGGTGTGCTGGCACAGTGTCATGTTAACATTGTGCAGTTGATTGATCACGTGGAGTATTCAAACTATCAAAGTGAACTTAAATACTTGCTTGAGGAATCGGGTAGATTGGATACCATGGCGGATCTTGTGCGCCGTGTAAACGAAACAGGCAACACACTTGTGTTAGTAGACAGAACAGAGTGTGGACGCCAGCTGGTAGAACGACTGGGTGATGGTGCTGTGTTTGTGTCCGGAGCTACCAAAGCAAAAGCCAGACAAGATGAATATGATGAAGTGGCTGATGCAACAGGTAAAATCATTGTGGCCACATATGGCGTGGCTGCTGTTGGTATCAACATCCCCCGCATTTTTAATCTGGTACTGATTGAGCCTGGCAAGAGCTTTGTTAGAGTTATTCAAAGTATTGGCCGCGGCATTAGAAAAGCGGAAGACAAGGACCATGTTCAGATCTGGGACATAACATCAACCTGCAAGTTTGCCAAACGTCACTTGACCAAACGCAAACAATTCTACAAAGAAGCCAACTATCCTTTCTCAGTAGAAAAATTAGAGTGGATGAAGATCAAATAAATTTGACTTCTACTACAAAATAATGTAATATACAACTATGCGAATATTAACACTAGACAATCAACACTACGACCTTGACCATTTGCCTGAAGAGGTGGATGACATGAGGTTTGCTATCTTAGACAACTCAAATCCAGCAGATCCTGATTATCACTTTATTCCGCTAATCTTCTTGGAAAGTTTTAACTCACCAGCCCTGGTTCTACGCATAGGCGACAACACAATCAAAATGCCCATGGACTGGCAAGTGCTGATTGGCGAACCCGAAATTGGCGACTTGGAAGTGTTGCCATTAACTAGTATCAATGATCGTGGATTCAAAGTATTTCAGTTTAATCCTCTTACCAGCTTTCGACCCAGCTTCCCGGACATTGAAATCTTAGATGTGTATCATGAAGTGTCTTGGTATGCTCCCAAACTCAAAAACGGACAAATGCTAGCAGTGCCAATTACCGATGGCGATGAACCTGAGTGTGTGTATTTTGTCAAAGACATCAGTCGTAACTGTGAGATTGTAGACTATAACAAGGCCTGGTAATGACCTACACTAAACCTGAACTATTTGAAATAATTAATCGATTGAGTTGCATCTATCTGGAAAGCTATCCAGATGATCGAGAAGGCCTAGAACGTTTCCTACGTTGGGCACATAATCAATATGGCTACAAATATGGGCAGTCTTGATCCAGGCGGTACTTACATCTATGAACGAGTAGACAATTGTATCTATGCTAGAGAAATAGGCAAAGTCAATCGACGCTTGGTAGGCTGGACTGATAACAAAAGCATTGCCATGAGAGAATATAGTAGCAAAATAAATCAAGTGCTACAAATGTGCGAACACGATACGGCCATGCGAGAGTTGCTGGACCAACTATTTGTGCTGTATAATCTAAAGAAAACACATGATTAAAAAACTTGGCATTTGTGGAGATAGTTTTATGCTCACTCTTCCGTCAGATAATATCCATTGGACTAGTCAGCTCAATCATCATGACAGATCAATTGATCAGATAAATCTAAGTCTCGGTGGCGCATCAAATATAACTATTGCTAACCAAGTAAGAAATGCTGTTCACTACAGGTGCGACTCAATAGTGGTCGGCTTCACTGAATTTGCTAGATTTCAATTTGATCGAGACTCTAATCAACATATCAATTGTACTACACCATCAGGTACAGTATCTGCCTGCGAAAATAGGTGGCGCCAATCAACATCATCTTCCCTAATCGGAAAAGAACCAAAATTTCGCAGCCTGTATCATGGCATGATGTCTCATGACTGGTTGGCATTGCAGTCTTATTATGTTATACTATCTACACTGCATTTTTTAACCAACTCAAAAATAAATTTTGCATACTCGTTGGGAGGATTTGTTATTCCAGATAATTTTTTTAACAAATTTTGCATACCCAATGAGTTGTTGCAATTTGAATCTAATATGCTAACGGTTAATTTGTGGAAGTATTCGGACAAAAAGGTATTAACTGGATTTCATGTGTATGACCAGCTATACCAACGAAACTTTTTAGACGACACCATTAGAACACTAAATCAACATGATTGATAAACTAAGCATTGCCAACGAAATGAAAATGTTTGACCACAAGGTTAGAGGTTTCTACGACGAATTGACAGATGAAGAACGCAAGAAGTTTGCCCCATTCCTGATGATACGTTGGGGATCGGCAGTAGAAGGCTCAAGAGATCTACAAGAGTTCTATGTTATTTCCACCAACGAACGACTGAACAAAAACTTCTTTAACATCAGCTCATCTAAGCATCGCAAACTGCAATGGCTAATGGCCACAACTGTGAGTCCAGGTATGGGCTCACTTAGACACAACTGGATTGCGCCCAAGAAAAAAGAAGCAGGTGCAGGTTCAATGAAAAAACAACTGGCAGAACTATTTCCACATTACAAAGCAGATGAGATAGATGTCATGGCAGCAATAACAACCAAAAAAGAACTTGATCAGTACATTAGAGCACATGGCCGAGACAACAAGTAAGTTTACATGCGAGTTCTGTAAAAAAGAGTTTGCAAGAGAAAGCTCTATTGCAGTACACATGTGCGAGCCCAAGCGCAGGCGTATGGAACAAAGTGAACGTGGTGTACAACTGGGATTCCAGGCCTATATCAAATTCTACGAAATGGCACAAGGATCAGCAAAGCTAAAGACCTTTGAGGATTTTTGTGACTCGCCATACTATAGGGCATTTGTAAAGTTTGGCCGCTATTGTGTGAACACACGAGTTATCAATCCAGCACAGTTCATGACCTGGTTGCTAAAGAACAACAAGAAAATTGATAATTGGTGCAGTGACAAAATCTACACAGAATACTTGTTGTTTTACCTACGAGTAGAAGCAGTGGCAGATGCACTGGCCCGTGCAGTAGAATACAGCATTGACTGGGAAGAAAAACATACACATCCGGCACATGATTGTTTGCGTTATGGCAATAGCAATGTTTTATGTCATGCAGTAACAACAGGACGAATATCACCTTGGGTGATATATAACTCAGCGTCAGGCCAAGAGTTTTTAAACACGTTAGACTCCTCGCAGATTGCAATGATATGGCCCTACATTGATAGCGATGCCTGGTCCAAGAAGTTTCACGACTACTCAGCAGATCAAGAGTATGCCAAAGAGATTCTAAAACAAGCAGGGTGGTAATGAAAAAGTTGGCTGCCATTGGTGATAGTTTTTCCACAACCACGTATGGAAGTAGTTGGCCGGATTATATAAGCGATCGCTTACAAAGTAGTTTAGTCCGTGCATGTAGTGCCGGAGCAGGTAATGCATTTTATGTAGAAAAGTGTCATGACATTGTAAAAGATCCTGAAGTAGACTTGGTAATTGTTCAACTTACTGAACCCTCTCGAGTTGTAATTGGATCTCAAACCTGGCAGGACATACAAGCAGGCCATCGGGAACACCCAATTCCTGCACCTGAAGATTACTACGACCCTTCTCATAATAACATTTACAAAGACATTGGCTGTTATACCATGAATGTGCATGACAATCGTCGGTGGCTAGATCCACTAACTGGACAAGATTCAGGCGACTTGGATAAGTTTTGGTTACGCGAAGTAGCAGGCACAAGATTTTATAATTATCAAACTGTCCACAATATTTTGGCAATCAAGGCACTATGTGACCAATGGAACAAACCGCTAATATTTTTTTCCTGGTTTGTTGACAGTTTTGAATTGATACTACCTGGATATGAATGGTTACACAATGTTGTTAATATTGTACCTGGATCGGCAGCCGCAGAATGCAATCGTATGATGCTCAAAAAAACTGATTGTGGACACTACGCAACTGCAGAATCACAGCAACTGGTTGACACATGGCTATGGCCTCATGTACAATCTATATTAGAGGATATGAGATTATGAGTGCAGATATTGATATTGACTTTGCTGACCGAGATAGTGTACTGAAACTGATACAGTATACGTCAGCACGGCAGATCACACAAGACCAAGTACGTCGACACAACTCTGGAGTGTATGTAACAGACATTCCCTACGATCCCATAAACAACTGTGCGGCAATAGAATACGACCAAGCTGAACAGCGTGGTTATTTTAAAATAGACTTTTTGAATATGAGTGTGTATCAGTTAATTAAAAATCCTAAGCACTATCAAGAAATGTTGGCAGCAACGCCGCCATGGGATAGACTTTGGCAAGATACTACATGGGCAAAACAACTAGTTCACGTGGGCAACTACACAGACTTGTTGAAGAACATGCGCCCAAGTACCATCCCACAAATGGCAGCATTTATATCAATTATTAGACCAGGCAAAGCACACTTACAGAATCAGCACTGGCCGGATGTGTTTGCTAGTGTATGGGATGGGGATGACAGTCAAGGATACACGTTCAAAAAGTCGCACAGTTTGTCTTATGCTATGCTTGTGGTACTTCATATGAATCTACTCAATCAAGACGTCGAACCAGTGTGATACTTTTTCGCTTGGCTTTTTTGCGGCCAATATCTAATAAACTGCAAGCAGGTCCATGCAAGATTTCTAAATCTTTGTTGACAAAAGTGCGTAGTGTGTAGCGGAACGGTTCCCACTCAGTGCGCAAAAATATGTTAATGGGGATAGATCTGTTGCTTTCCCACCACCATGTTGTGGCCAGTTCCAAGAACTTCAGTTTATCTTCTTGCAATGGTATACTACCAAAGTCGTAGATGGTTGTGACTGCGTCGTCCCGATTCTGAACTACCCCCACGTATTCCACGTTTGCATACACGCACAGCGTAATAAACGGATACTTTTCCGTCAATTTGTCAAAGATATTATTACCCATAAATATTGTTCTATGTATTCCACCACCGTTTACTTATATCAGCAAATCACCAGAGTGTTATTGATTGACACCAGCGGTGG